TGTGAATAGAGGTGCAAAACCTGCCGAACCCATGCCTAAGGGTATGAAGGAAGAGGAAGAGGTTGAAGGTGAGATTGTAGAAGAGGAAGAAACCACTGCATCTGCCGAAGATGTAGTTTCCGAAGAGGAGACTACTGAGGAAGAGGTAGTTACCGAAGAGGAAACTCCTGAAGCAGAGTACAGCATGGAAGAAGATGTTGCTGCACTGCTTGCAGGTGAGGAACTCTCTGAGGAATTCCAAGAGAAAGCACGCACCATTTTTGAAACTGCCATCAAGGCAAAAGTTGCTACAGTTCAAGAAGAACTGAAGGTACAATATGAAGCAACCCTCGAAGAAGAAGTTACGGCAATTAAGTCTGAACTGACTGAGAGAGTTGACGCATATCTTGAGTATGTTGCTGAAGAGTGGATGACTGAAAATCAACTCGCAGTAGAGCAAGGACTCAAGGCAGAAATGACCGAATCATTCCTCACCGGAATGAGAGGACTTTTTGAAGATCATTATGTATCAATCCCTGAAGAGAAATATGATGTAACCGCCGCAATGGTGGAAAAATTAGATGAGATGGAAGATAAACTCAACGAGCAAATCAATAAGAATATTGCTCTCAATCAAAGATTAGCTGAGTCGGTTGCTGATGTAATCTTCTCCGATGTCTGCGAAGGTCTGGCACTTTCACAGAAGGAAAAGCTCGCTTCTCTTGCCGAAAATGTTGAGTTTGATAGTGAAGAGAACTATCGTGAGAAACTGGTAACTCTGCGTAAGTCATACTTCCCAGAGAATGCCGGATCTCAAAGAGACGAGTCAGAAAACATTTCTGAGAGTACTGAATCTGTTGCACAACCAGTAACTGGTTTAATGGAGTCATATCTCGATACTCTGACCAGAGTTTCTAAAAAGTGATTTTTATATCATAAGTCAAACTAAAACTTAAAGGTAAATTCAAATGCAAGGTTTCAATGCTGAAGCTCTGCAGGAGAAGTGGGCACCTATCCTCAATCATGAGGGTCTCGGAGGCATCAATGATGCTCATAAGAGAATGGTTACCGCAGTTCTTCTGGAGAACCAAGAAAAAGCAATTAAAGAGGAACGTGAGTTCCTGTCAGAAGCTGCTCCTACTAACTCTGTTTCCGGAGCAGGAGTCGCAAACTTCGATCCCGTTCTGATCTCACTGATCAGACGTTCAATGCCTAACCTGGTCGCATATGACCTGGCTGGTGTTCAACCAATGAATGGTCCTACTGGACTTATCTTCGCAATGCGCTCACGCTACACCGACATGGGTGGCACAGAAGCTCTGTTTGATGAAGCAGATACCGCATTCTCCAATAGCGGAATCTCCACCTCTAACCCATACGTCGCTGGTTCCGAAGGTTCCACCGTTGGTCTGGGTACTGATACTCAAAGAGGTTCTAACCCTGGACTGCTTGATCCTACCACCCAAACCCATAACGGTTATACCGTTGGTCAGGGCATGGATACTGAGTTCTCTGAAGAACTCGGTGCAGATCAGGCATTCAACGAGATGGCATTCTCGATCGAGAAAGTCACCGTTACTGCTAAGTCCAGAGCACTGAAAGCTGAGTATTCACTCGAGCTTGCACAAGACTTGAAAGCAATTCACGGACTCAATGCTGAGGCTGAGTTGGCAAACATTCTGTCAACTGAGATCCTCGCAGAAATCAACCGTGAAGTCATCAGAACCATCTATAAGGTTGCTGAGCCAGGTGCACAAGCAAACGTTGCTACTCAGGGTACTTTCGACCTCGACGTTGACTCCAACGGCAGATGGTCTGTTGAGAAGTTCAAGGGTCTGATTTTCCAGATCGAGCGTGATGCAAACGCAATCGCACAAAGAACTCGTCGTGGAAAGGGCAACATGATCCTCTGCTCTGCAGACGTTGCTTCCGCACTGACCATGGCAGGAGTTCTGGATTACACCCCTGCACTCAACGCAAACCTGAACGTTGATGACACTGGTAACACCTTCGCAGGTGTACTTGCTGGTAAGTACAGAGTCTACATCGATCCATATTCTGCAAACGTATCTGGTTCTCAGTACTACGTTGCTGGTTATAAGGGTTCTTCACCTTATGACGCAGGTCTGTTCTACTGCCCTTACGTTCCCCTTCAGATGGTTCGTGCAGTTGGCGAGAACACCTTCCAGCCTAAGATTGGCTTCAAGACTCGTTACGGTATTGTTGCTAACCCATTCGCAGAAGGAACCGATGCTCAACTGGGCAGACTTCGCACCAACAAGAACCGTTACTACAGAAGAGTCAAGGTTCAAAACCTCATGTGATATCAGTTCACATATTTTTTACAGAGGGTCTTCGGACCCTCTTTTTTTATCTAAATAAAAATAAAAATGTCTTGTAATTTTCCCAATCAGATAAACAATAGAAATTTTTTATCTCCGATTGGTTTTAAATTTACTCTAGCAAAAGAACCTAAAGTTGCCTTTTTCTGCAATTCTGCTAGAATACCAGAAATTACTTTAGGAACTGCAGTTCAACCATCATACTTAAAGGACGTTGATGTTCCCGGTGATAAGTTATCTTTTGGAGATTTTTCTTTAAGGTTCTTAGTTGATGAGAACATGGAGAATTATATGGCAATTCATAATTGGTTGTCTGGTCTCGGATATCCAGAATCAACAAAAGAATTCAAAGACTTAATTACAAATGATGATGGCAACTCAGATTTTTCTCAGCAATTTAGTGACGGCAGTTTACATATATTAAATAGCAACTTTAGAGATGTTGCTATTGTAAAATTTAGAGATTTATTTCCAGTTTATCTAACTTCTCTTGAATTTGAATCATCCGATTCAGATATAAATTACTTTACAGCAGAGGTCACTTTCAAGTATACTATCTATGATATAGTAGGACCAGACAATAGAACACCCTTATGAACCTTGATCAAATTCAGGATATGTGGGAAAAAGATTCCCAGATTGATCCTGATAATCTACATGATGAGTCATTAAAGATACCACAACTTCATTCAAAGTATTATACAATCTACAATACGATTACTCTTTTGAGAGAAAAAGCAAGAGAGACTTATAATCGTGTTAGATTGGAAAGGCACAACTATTACACCGGAAAGGCATCAGCAGAGGTCTACATAGAAGATCCCTTTCCATACAAAGTCAGGGATAAGGAAGCACTTCAAAGATACATGGAAGCTGATGATAAGTTAAATAGTATTGACCTTAAGATTCGTTATTATGACGTGATGCTTAAGTTCTTAGAAGAAATTATCAAAACAGTTGCTAATAGAACTTTTCAAATAAAAAATGCTATTGAATGGCATAAGTTCCAAGCAGGGTTTAACTAATGCACGAAGAAGACGATTATTATAACATAGAGATTAACATTCGTGGAATACGAATCATTCATAAAGGACTCTGCATGGCAGTAAAGAACTGGCCTGGAGGAGATCCAGAAGAGCAAGAAGATTTAATTGCAATGAGAGACAATTTTTATAGACTTGTTCTTGAGCATCAGTTTCAAAGTATGGACTAAATATCTATAGGTTTGACCTATATGTATGTCTCATTTGATTATTTCGAAAAAGAATGAAGTATACTTGCAAGTTAAGGCAGAACCACACGTTTATTATGAGTTAGCAGACCAGTTCACCTTCGAAGTACCTGGTGCAAAATTTATGCCTCAGTATCGTAGCAGACACTGGGACGGGAAGATTCGTTTATTTAATACTCAAACAGGAGAAATTTATGTTGGGTTATTGGATAAGGTCACACAGTTTTGCGATGATCATGAATACACTTACGAGTTTTTAGATAATAAATTTTATGGTCTTCCTTTTGAGACGAATGATTTCATTTCAAAAGAAGGTGTGAAAGATTATATGAATGCTATTTGTAAGTATTCTCCTCGTGATTACCAAGTTGAGGGAGTATACGACGCCCTAAAACATAATAGAAAGTTGTTGATATCCCCAACTGCTTCTGGAAAGTCTCTGATGATATACTCTCTTGTGAGATATTACGTTGAGAAGCAACAAAATATTCTGATAGTCGTTCCGACGACTTCCCTAGTAGAACAGATGTATAAAGACTTTGCAGACTATGGTTGGGACGTAGGTTCATATTGCCACAAGATTTATGCGGGACGTGAAAGAGAAACAGATTCTCAGGTAATCATCACTACCTGGCAGTCCATCTACAAACTCCCTCGCAAATACTTTTCAAGATTTAATGTGGTTGTTGGAGATGAAGCACACCAGTTTAAAAGTAAGTCATTAATATCTATAATGTCTAAACTTGCTGATTGCAAATATCGGTTTGGTTTTACAGGTACACTTGACGGCACACAGACTCATAAGTGGGTACTGGAAGGTTTATTTGGTCCTTCTTATAAGATTATTCGCACTGAAGAGTTGATGGCAAAAGGTCACGTTGCCAAATTGGATATTAATGTACTTCTACTGAAGCACCCAGCACATAGATTTGAAACATTTGAGGATGAAGTTCAATATATTATCAATCACGAAAGACGAAATAAATTTATCCGTAACCTTGCACTTGATCTCAAAGGTAATACTTTAGTTCTTTTTGCAAGAGTTGAGGGACACGGACAACCACTTTATGATTTGATAAATAATTCCACGATTGATGAACGTCAGGTGTTTTTCGTTCATGGTGGAGTGGATACAAAAGATAGAGAACTAGTCAGGGAGATTACTGAAAAAGAAAACAACGCAATTATCATTGCTTCATACGGAACTTTCAGTACAGGCATCAACATTAAAAATCTCCATAATGTTATTTTTGCTTCTCCATCCAAATCTAGAATTCGGAATCTCCAGTCTATTGGACGCGTCCTTAGGAAAGGCAATAACAAAACAAAGGCAACTCTCTATGACATTGCTGACGACATTTCCTACAAGTCCAGGAGAAACTATACACTTAATCATCTAATCGAAAGAATTAAAGTCTACAATGAAGAAAACTTTAATTATGACATAGTAAATATACCCCTTAAGAATTAATATGCAAGAAGAATTTTACTCTATCATAAAACTTGTATCTGGTGAAGAAGTATTATCTTTAATCTCTATCGATGAGAATGATGGAGATCCATTGGTAATTCTTCAAAATCCAATCTGTATTAAAATGATCGAGTCTTCACAAGGACTTTACGTTAAAGTTAAATCTTGGATGGAATTATCGGATGATGATTTCTTTATTGTAAGACCCGATAAAATTATTACTATGACTGAAACTAAAGATGAAAATCTTATAGAAATTTATAATAATTATATTGAAGATAATGATTCAATAGAAGTTCATACTCCATCAGGAAAAGTCAAACCATCTTCGAAGATGGGATATGTTT